AAGGAGTCCCGCCGCCGGCAGGAGGAGTGGATGGTAACCAACTACTAAAGGTCGAGTGGCACATCCGCAACGCCTGCCTCCGCAACCATCTTCAGCAGCTCTTCGCGGAGAGCTTTGGGTTTGACGTTCTGCCGGATAACAGTAAGAAACGAATGGCGGATTTCACGCATGACGACTTCGTCGGGGAGCGCTTCGAAACGAAGGTCGTTCCAATGCCTCTTATTGAAATGCCACGCAGGAGTGATGGCCGGAAATTCATCCCGCAGAAGAATGGCCCGGTCGGGGTCGCACTTGACGGGCAGGTACTGCGGGCGCTCGAACCCATAGGCCGCGAACATCCTGCCGCCGACTTTGTAGACGAGCCACTCCTCGCCGAAAGGCTGGCACTCCTCGACCGCAGGTAAAGAAACGAGATATTCTCGAACATCCATGATATCCATACCTGCAAAGGTATGAAAAAGATAACCGATAATAGCTTATTCAGCAGATGGAACAGAATCTCATCTACAACACCGATGCACTTACCGGCCTGCGACTGCTGCCCGACGAGTCGGTGGACTGTATCGTCACTTCGCCTCCGTACTGGCAGATGCGCGACTACGGCATCGGCTCGATCGTATGGCCGGACGGTTGGTCGGGACAGTTGGGGCTGGAGCCTACGCGCGAGGAGTTCATCGCGCATTTGTGCATGATCTTCGACGAATGCCGCCGCGTGCTGAAACCCTCCGGCACGCTGTGGGTGAACTTGGGCGATTCGTACAGCAAACCTTACAAATACAACCGCCGCCAAGACCCGAAGTGGTACAAGCGCACGAAGAACAATGCCTGCCTGATGGATATGCAGGTCGATGAATCGCGGCATCGAATCCCCTCCAAGTCGCTCTGCAATATTCCGAACAAGTTCGCCGACGAGATGATCCTGCGTGGGTGGGTGCTTCGCAACGAGATCATCTGGCACAAACCGGCCTGCATACCTTCGTCCGTCCGCGATCGTTTCACGGTGGACTTCGAAAAGGTGTTCTTCTTTACTAAGTCGCAGCGATACTACTTCGAGCAGCAGTTCGAGCCGTATGCTCCCGCTTCGCTGGTGCGTTATAAGACGCCGATGACACTCAATGGCAAAGGCAAAGAGTATCGCCGCATTAGTGGGCGGCCTAAAGGGATGATCGAGCCAGACCCTCGCGGTCGCAATATGCGGTGCGTGTGGCGTGTCCCTTATGAGCCGAGCCACGAGGCGCACTATGCCATGTATCCTTCGCGGTTGGTCGAGACGCCGATCAAGGCCGGATGTCCCGAAGGAGGTCTCGTTCTCGATCCCTTTATGGGCAGCGGCACGACGGCTGTCGTCGCCCGACGATTAGGACGCCATTACATCGGCTTCGAACCCAATGAGAAGTATGCGGCGATCTGTGAAAAGCGCTTGAAACAGCAAACACTTTCCCTCTGATATGTCTTCGCATACCTACGACAATCCTGCCTATATCGCTTCGTGTTCGTTCGGCAAGGATTCGATCGCTACGATCCTCCTTGCCCTCGAACGCGGCGAGCCGCTCGATGCCGCTGTCTTCTCGGAGGTGATGTTCGACCTCCGACGCAACATCAGCGGCGAAATACCCGAACACATCGAGTGGATCCACTCGACGGCGATCCCGCGTCTTGCTGCCTTGGGCGTTCGGGTCGATGTCGTTCGTTCGGAGAAAGACTACCTTACGTTATTCCATACGGTCATTGGGAGCGGTACGCACAAGGGTATGCTGCGCGGTTGGTTGATCGGCGGCAAGTGCTGCGCCAACCGCGACCTCAAAATCCAGCCTATACACCGTTATTACGGTCGCTTCCGCAAGCAGGGCGTCGTGCAGTACGTCGGCATCGCAACCGACGAACCGAGACGCCTCGCGCGAATGCAGGACAAAGGGTATATCCGCAAAACGAGTTTGCTCGCCAAGTACGGGTACACCGAGGCGGATGCCCGACGCAAGTGCGAGGAATACGACCTGCTGTCGCCTCTCTACCGAACTGCGCATCGGGGCGGTTGCTGGTTCTGCCCCAACT